AACAAGTTCTGGAGCAGAAACCCGACAGATGATGTTACCATAGACATCAACATCGTTCATTCCAGGTTTAGAAGGAGTGAGTGATGTTTTCCTGGTAGCAGTAAAGAAGTAGCAGCGACGTGCATTAGCAGAGAAGTGCTCAGTTGCAGGGAAGAAGTTACGCTTCACGCTATTGTGTGCTTCATCAAAGTAGATGGTATCCACATCAATCTCTGCTGCCTGAAGACGCGACAGAGAGTTGTAGGTGGTTACAATCAGTTTGTGATTGTCAGCATTAGCATCAACCCAGTTGCGAATCTCACGGGGGCGAGTAGAAGACTCGTGATGAGTTTCGCCACTGTGAACGTGGAAGACTTCAGCGTTAGTGATGAACTCCAGAAACTCGCTAGAGAGTTGCTCAGCAAGCAAGATGCGGGGAGCAACAACAACAATAGTCTGTGGAGTTTGCTTAGAAAACTCACGCACAGCATCCATAATCATATTCAGTGTCTTTCCACCACCCGTAGGATAAATTAGTTGACCTTTGTTGTGCTGTTGCATAGCAGCATCACCGCGTTCCTGATGGGGGCGTGGTTTGATTTGCATAATGTTTGTGCTCATACTATAAGTCCACTTTGGAGGTGAGTAACTTTAATTGCTCTGTTCTTTGTAGTATTTCAGTTGCTCAATCGCACCTCTCATTGTAGCACGACTGTAACCAGTTGCATACTCAGGTCTCTTCTCAGTTTCATCAGAGGAATAATCAACTCCAACACACACATCATAACCTTGCTGGAGGTTCTTGATGATGCTGTCGAAGACAAAATCGGGGATTTGAACGTAACTCATGGTTCTCAGTGGTTTGGTATCTAAAGACAAGAATAGCACCCTTACAGAGGACTGTAGAGGGTGCTAGTGGCAGTTAATCAACCACCAAACATTTCATCAAACAACCAATCTCCTGAGCGTTCTTTTTCAGTCCACTCTTTATCAAATCGTGCTTGAATCATTGCTTGTTCGATTTTCATATCAATCGGGGAAACTGTGCTGTGCCAGGTTCCGTTGCGATCTTGCCAGAGCATTTTAGTTTGAATGGTTATACTATAGATCCACTTTGGAGGTGAGTAACTTTAACTATACAAGGGAAACAACATCACCATCGGGATCAACATCCACAATTTGAGAGGGACGAACACCGAATTCAAAAGGAGTCCAGTTACGATCTTCTTTCAATTTAAGAGCACAAAGTTTTACAGCATCCCAAAGTTCAAGAAGTTCATCTTTTGAAGCATCAATCAAGTCATTTGCTTTATCAGCACCTTTACCACTCGGAATGTATAGGTGAACTCTAGATCTCTTTCCATCAGCAACATCCTTCAGAATGTGGCAGAAATTGCGAGGAACATAAGTACCATTTGGTTCGGCACAAATGATACGCCCAGCAAATCCTTCATCATCAATCTGACCACCACCTTTGTACCCCTTTGCATTTAGATACTCTTCAACTTCAGTAGAAGTAAAGGTGCGAAGAGTTTTGTCTGGATATACCTTATTGTGAATGGTTTTTACAATGTTATTTACTTTCTTTTGACTGAAAGAGTGATGGATAGAATTTACCCAATCACGAATTTCATCAGAAGAAACAAGATGCTTCTGTCGGTTGACCCAGTTGATTCCGCGAGTTACAAAATCTTTATCGTCTGCAGACTTGCTTGCAGGATGATTATTTGCGCCAAGACCAATTTCATCAAAAAGATCATCAACAGTGTATCCAGGATTCAACTCATAAACATCAAATGCCCAAGCAATTTGTCCACGCCGAGACAATGCACGAAAACGAGTGAATCCATCAATCAACTTTAGTTCTCCTTCAACGTAAGCAACAATAGGAGGAAGTTGATCATAGCGAATACCACACTCAAATTCACCATAAAGGTTTTCGGTGTTGATATTATCAGTACCACCAGATCGGGCACGATTTTTAACAGTCTTTCCGCCAACATCAATTTTGGCAAGATCTTCTACAATGGTAGTTTTATATGTTGCAGATTTGAACTTTCTGCGCTTCTCAGTAGAAGGAAGAAGATTCAGATCAGGAACTTCGCAAATACTGATCGGAGTGTGTGTAATCATAATCAATTAAAAATGCAAACTGCAATTAAGAACGGTACTTGGCAAATTGCCTTGACTGTTCTTTTAGAACTATAGGACAATTTGGTTGTTTTGACAACCCCATCGCCCCATTTTGTTTCGGTGACTTGTGAGTCACACTATAGATCCACTTTGGAGGTGAGTAATTTTAATTCAGAAATCAAAAATATCTTTTTTTTCTCCAATTCCTCTTACAGATTTTTCAATGCGTTCCACAGTAATATCATAATATTCTTTATTCATTTCAATACCAATAAAGTTTCTATTTGTTCTCTTGGAGGCAATTCCAACAGAACCACTACCCATACAAGGATCAAAGACAGTATCGCCTCTTTTAGAACTTGCTTGAATTAACCTTTCCATCAGTTCTACAGGTTTAGATGTCGGGTGCCCTTTATACTTTTCTGTTGCACATTTCCAAACAGCAGATTTACACCGTTCTTTAATATCAAAATATGCACCTTTCTTTCTAGCAAAAATACAATTTTCTATGCTAGACAACCACATGTATTCTCCATTTATAGGAGAAGGATTGGTTTTTTCCCATATACAATGTCTTACTGATAGATCACAGTCTATTAGACGATTGCGAATATAAGACACTTGAATAGAACCACAAAAAATATAGATGCTGCCCGAAGTTACGCGAACAATTTCATCAATAAATTTATCCAATGAAAATGTAATAATATCAGCATCACTCTTATCTAAGTTTCGTAATCCATTACTTTTCCTATTTACTTCATCATAAGGTATATCTGTAAGAGTAAGAGAAATACTTCCATCAGCAAGTAATGGAAGTACATTCATACAATCATCGTTATAAAGTTTTATATCACCCATAATTATCAATTTATTTCTAATACTAAATCATTTTTCAATTAAATTCAACTTGAGGATGCTGCCGCTGCTGCTTTTGCTTTTGCTCTCATACGAACAGCAACAGCATTACTCCACTTTCCGCCACCTTCCTCATACTCTCTACGCATTTGTGCAAGAATCTCAGTAGCAGATTTCTTAGTCTTCTGCGCTGTTGCCGTTTTCTCTTTATTTCTTGCTCTATCTCTTTCTTGACGAGTCATACCACCACCAGTTTCAGTTTTCCACTGTCTGCGTGGTTTTGTAGGTGTTGATGGTTTCTCTGCAGTTTTCTTTGTAGAAAGAAGTTTCGATGCTTCTTTTGATAAGTCTTTAGGTTTTGCTTTTGGTTTTTCTGTAGTTGTTGGTGCAGCAGAACCTTTCTTTGCTGCTGCTCTTGCTTGTGCTGCCTTTCTTCTTTCCTCTTTTGCTGCTGCTAGTTGCCTTTCTCTAGCAGATCCACGCTCTTGTGTTGGTTGCTGTTCTCTAGTAGATGCAGCACGTTGTGTTCCAATATCTTTACGGGGTTTATATGAACCAACAGGTTCCATCTTACCACCACCAACTGCTCTCATTCGACGTATTTCAGAAGGAGTCTTTTTACGTTCTGGGCGAACTCTACCACCTGCTTGAGCAGTCTTAATTGTGGCAGCGAATCCAAGTCGCTTTGACTTATCTTCAACTTCCTCACAAAGAGACATAAACTCCTGAAATGTTCTCATCTTTCTTTACTATAAACCCTTTCAGGTATTTAGTAAAGAAAGAGTGTGCAGTTTCGCAACCGCACACCCATAGTATCAGAAGACTTCTTCTTTTGCTTTATATGAACCTTTGAACACTCTACCTTCAGCATAGAACTGCTTGACACGTTCACGGCGAGTAGCAAGCAACAAGTCGTATTCTTCTTGTTGCTGTTTCGTAAACGTGAAATCTTGCCGACGCCAAGTATCTTTCAGTTCTTGAATGTGAGGAAGGACGTTAGGGATGTTTTCAGTCATTTTTGTTGAGTGATATAAGAAATAAGATTAACCAAAGTTCAAGTGCAATCAGCACTATCGCTTCCACTACTATCGGAGGCAGTTGCATTTGGTTTTACATAGCGAACGTTGTAAGGAGAATTAAAGAAGCGGCGGAAGACAGTGATAACAATAACGCCTGCCGAAACAACACCAACCAAACCAAGGAAGGTGACAACATCACCAGAAAAAGTGTAAGTATCAGGGTTCATAATCAATAATCGTAGTTTGCGTTAAGGTATTCGTTCATGTTAAACTCATTGTCTTCTTCAATAAGTTCAATCAAATCTTTTTCGATAAAGTCAAATCCAGGAGTTTCCTCAATCTGAATGTCATCGAAGCAGTTCATAAAATCATTCGTGCTTACATTATAGATCCACTTTGGAGGTGAGTAACTTTAATTCAAGAAATCTTTTTGATTGATTTTGCCACTTTTTTGGCGTGCTTTTCTACTTTCTTTCCACCACTTTTGTCCAACACTTGTTTTTTAATTTCTTTCTTTGTTGGTTTTCCTATAGGTCCTTCATAACGCTGAAGAGTATAAGTCAAAGTACCACTTGCATCTCTATTGACAGTTCCTGGAACCGCATGTGGAGGAGTTTCTGGTTTCTTACCTTCACAGATTTTGTAGAACTCTCTAAATGTCAGCATTTTTCTTTTTTTGAATATTTATAGCACGTTGAGGCAAACTAATCTCATCACTAGGTACAACATAACTTCCATCAATGATTAAATTGATTTGTGGTTCATCATTCCAATGTCGAATCGCATTTGCAATAATAAAGCAGTTAGTAATAAAAATAGACATAAACATCACGAAGCGGATAAGTGCTACCCTATCCGCCTCTTTATCACATTTACTTGCTTTTTCACCCAATGCTTTAGCAAGCAATCGCCAAGCATTTTTCTGTTTCTTCATAGATTGAATCTCTCGACTTAATATATTTTAGTTCTTTCCACTGGTTAGCATAACAAATCACAAGCAACCTTTCATTTCTGTGAATAGGACAACATTCAAGGTTTACTTCATCTTTTGGGCGAACAATATGCTCAATAGTGATATATTCTTTATCCTTGAAGTAAATCCATCCTTCAACACCTTTTGTCCATACAACGTAGTCGTTTACTTGTGGTTCGTAGTTCATACAAATGCAAGTTCTAGTGGAGAAAGTTTCAAAGGCATCGCAGTATAATTTCGTGTTTCCTTGATATTTACACAAGCACCGATGGTTTTACTATTAACTGGGGCGAAGTATTCATTTGTTTTTTGTTTCCAAAAACCCCAGATGGTTCTGGTTGCGGCACCATTATTGTAATCAAACCTACGATGGCAACGCAACCATATAGATACCACACCACGCTTAAACTCTTCAAACTCATAACTGTAACCTTCTGGGGGATAATGTGGAAAATCAACAATCGTAAAATCTGTCTTTTGACATGTATTTGATTTGTTCTTGGAGACGCAAGATTTCATGTTGTTGTTCAGTAATCTTTTGTTGAAGAAAAGTAATGCGTTCTTGATATTGTTGCTTGAGATTAAACTCAAGACGATTCAAAGATGTGTCAATCATCAGGTGGTAAAAGATTCAACGACAGTGGATTCTACATCTTCAGCAAGAGCATAAGTTCTTGCGTTGAGGATGTTTTCTCTCAGATTACTATAGAACTTCTCATAGAAATTACCATCATCATCTGCAGTGATCAAATCAAAACATTCATCATCATTTTCAGCAATTACATTCCAAAGTCCGCCATATTCGCTGGAAGGAAAGGGAATGTAGTGATCGACAATATAAAGAAACTTTTGTGCCATTTGTGTTTGTAAATTACCTCTCAAGTTTAGAATTGATTGTTATCTTTGTCAACATCTGAAGCAACGACAATCGCTGTTCCAACTGTAACTAAAATGCCAACAAGGATACCCAAAGCAAATGTCATCAGTAAAACTCCGCAAGATAATAGTCAACAGGAATTTCTAAACGTGCTGCTTCTCGTTCAATCTCTGCCCAAAAATCACGGGCAACTTTTTCACGTTCAGCGTTCATAATCAGTTCTCGAAGGCGTTGAGGAATCATTTGTTTTACCCAGATAATCGAAATGTTTGGAGAATAGAACAGTAAAGCACCATCCAAATCCTGCAGAGATGATGAGAAAGTAAATCACCGAATCTCTGCAGATGGTGGTTTCTGAAGATTCTCTATCGCTTTTGTGCGATAGTAGGCATCATACATCCTTTCATCACGCTGAATTAGAAAGACATTCCAACCAAGAATGGCAGCAAAACCAATCAGTCCAGCGACGACATACTTGCGATTTGAGTTCATTTGTTCATTTGAAGTGTAGGAACAGGCATACCACCTTCAGTGGGCACATAGATGGTTACATTACCATTCTTGCTGCCATCTTCCAGTCCAGTGATATACAAGTATTGCAGATACTCACGGTTATCCTTCAGCGAATTACCAATGATTTGGTTTGCCTTTGCAACACCTTGAGCACGAATCACCTCAGCATCAGCAAGTTGTTGTGCAGAATCTTTCTTTGCTTGTGCTTCAAGCACTGCTACCTGTCGAGTGTACTCTGCCTTCTGCAGTTCTGCTTTACCTTGTAGAGATTGTGCCCACACATTATAGAGAGGACCAACCACCGCATTGATAATCATCAGCGACAGAAGAAAGGATACGCCGATGATACCAAAATTGCGGATAGTGTTATCAGGTTTCATTTAGAAGAACTCCCAGAGTTTTTGAAAATCATATTAGCAAGAACCACAATAGCAAGGTTCTGCCAGAACGTCAAGGATACATTAAACCAAGACAAAATAAGTCCAAGTAACCACGCCTCAAATAAGATGCTGGCAGTTACAATAACAATAGCAACAGAAAAAACACCAATAGCAGTAGTAGTTTTCATAGATTAAACAGCAAGTGCTCCAGAGGGGATTTCAACAATTTCGGGAAGTTTTGTGTCATCAAACTTATTCATATTATAGCACACCCACTCACCGTTGCGGAAGACATATGCGAACTCTTCGCTGTTATCGGGAAGAAGAAACTCGCAAAGATCAGCATCAAGGCGAGGAGGGCAATTATCGCCCCTGCTGGAATAATATAGTGGACCTTGCTCTACAGTTTCATTATTGAAACCAGCATTAGTCCAAGCAGAACTCATATCTCCACCATCAATCAGTTCTGCTACTTTTTCATAAGAATTGTAATGAGTTTTCAGAATACGACCCAACCAAGATTCATAAGAATCCCAGTGGTGATATACAGAAAGAATAGAACCATCTTTCAACTCTAAACCAATTCGTCCCCGAGTTGCCATTTGAACGTCGTGCTTACACTATAGATCCACTTTGGAGGTGAGTAACTTTAATTCAGTCTCCGTAAATCTTACATTCTAGTGCTGATGGATTTGCATCACAATAAAGTTCTAGAGGAGTTGGATCATGATCATCATTTGGATGATTTTCTTTATAAGTTTTGAGTGCTTCTAATTCTTCCTCAGCGTGTCTTCTTGCTTGAGGAGAAATCATAGGATCACCCAAAAGATCTTCATCCCTTTGAATATGCTTGTCTATGTTTTCCATTTTTTTGTATCGTGATGATAGTATTTATTTCAACCACCCTTCTCTCGCAAACTCCTCACAAGATACTCAGTAAACTCTTCCAATTTTTCTGGAATTACCGTAGAAGGTTGTTGATTGATTGCTTTTTTTAGAGCAATCATTTCATTCCATTCATCATCTGTTAGTTTTTGGTGTTTTCTTGTGGAATAAGTCATAGGTTTGCTCCTGTATATGAGCGTATCCTAACACTATTTAAGGTAAATGTGAGGTTTCTTAAGATTGTATTTATAGTGTCGTTACAAAACTTAACTAAAGAAAGTTCCAAAAGAACCTTTATCATCACCAAAACCTTTCATCCTATCTTCCAATTTGTCAATAAGTTGATCAGTCTTAATAAGACTATCAATCCGACAAATCATTTCAGAAATCTCACGACTTACAAAAGGTTTTTCTTGTCTTGCAGAATATGCCAAAGCATTTCTAAGATTAGATTCTGCTTCTTTTAGACTTTGCTCTACCGATTCACTTAGTGCCACTTAATCTATCCTCACATTTAGTATAAAAAGTCCCATTTACATAACAGGACTTTCCAGGTTCATAGTACTTTATCACAGGTGGTTT